GGTAAAATCATCGCCGCTAAAAAAGGCCTCGATGCTGCTAACGTGCCTATGACAGATCGTCATTTTGTAATCCACGCCAACAACCTGGCCGGATTGCTCTCAGACGAGCGCGCAATAAGCTCTGATTTTCAGACGCTGCAAGCACTGGTCCAAGGCTCAATCAACCAGATGATGGGCTTTACGTTCCACATCGTCGGAGACCGTGACGAAGGGGGCCTGCCGCTTGCAAGCTCCGACCGTACTTGCTTCGCCTTCCACCGTTCTGCGCTCGGTTGCGCGGTGGGTATCGCTCCTAAAACTGAAATCAACTACATCCCTGAGAAAACATCTTTCTTGGTGACGTCAATGCTTTCCATGGGTGCCGCAGCTATTGACGTGGATGGCATCGTAGATGTCGTCTGCGCCGAATAAACATAGAAAGGTTTAAAAAATGGCTTACGCGTTAACTGGACTTAACCCAATAGGTGGTCAGTCCAAAAAAGGCTCTAACAGTTCAATGTGGTCTTACACTTCAGCGGACGCAATCGCGGCTGTAAACTCAGCGGGTTATTTCAACGCTGCATCTCAGCTCTTGGCTATCGGCGACGTTTTGTTTGTTTATGACAACAACACGCCAACGATGAGTATTTGTATTGTTCTAAGCAACGCTTCCGGAGTTGTGGACATCAGCGACGGTACAACTGTAGCTCAGACAGACAGTGACTAAAAATACCGGCGGGGGGCGGCAACGTCCCCCGCTAACTTATTTAGGAGACTGTCATGGCGGCCGGAGACACCCAGGTTAGTATTTGCAACAAGGCTCTAATGTTCTTAGGCGCTGAAGCAATTACCAGTTTTACAGATGGCTCTGTAGCTTCTGACGCATGTTCTTCGATGTATAACGAATTAACCAGAACTACGCTTGCAATGTATCCTTGGTCTTTCACCCTCGCCAAAACTCAGCTAGCGCGCGACACCGCGACACCGGCGAATGAGTGGACTTACCAATATATAATTCCGTCGGACACACTACTGGGCGTTCCGCGCGCTGTTCGATCATCAAGCGCATCAGGTGCCGCATTATTCAAAGCGTGGGAAATCGCACAAGGGGCCGCTGGCTTGCCGGTGTTGATGACAAACGCTACAGAAATTCACATTGATTACCAAAAAGCTGTGAATGAGGGCGTGATGCCATCATATTTCATCCAGCTTCTAGCCTACCAACTTGCGTGGCATATGGCTGAAGTAATCACCGACCAAACCACCAAGAGCGAATACTGGCGCTCAGTCGCCCTTGGGAGCCCTGGAGAGGGCCAACGAGGCGGGTATTTCCGCCAAGCCGTCAACATTGACGCCGCTGGCCAAAGCCCCTCAGTCATCTCAGATTACATACTTACGGACCTCCGCTAATGGGCCGTTTGAAGCAATACCAGGCCGGCTTTACAGTAGGCGAGTTGGACCCGCTGCTGCGCGGTCGGATAGACTTACAGCAATACTATTCGTCAGTGGCTCTGGCCGACAACGTTTTGTTTGAGCCCCAGGGTGGTTTTAGCCGTCGCCCTGGCTTGCGGTTCGTAAGCGACCTGACAGCGGACAACCCAGGCAATGGCGTCTTGCTTATGCCATTTGAATTTTCTACGACCCAAAACTTTATGATTGTCGCATCCGTATTTAACGCTTCATCGACTATACGCTTGAGGTTTTATGCCAACCAAACTCAGTCTATAAACATCAACAGCTCCAACGCCACTTACTTAGATTATAACTTCAACCCTCTCTACGGCACCAGCGCCATCGACATGGACAAAACGTATTTTACGCAAAGTGCGGATACTCTGATTGTTGTAAATGAGGGCTTTGCCCCGTTTTCGATTGTGCGGGGCGCAAACAATTCGACTTGGACTGTTGCTGCGTTGAGCCTGACGGCTCCAAAGTCACTTTTTACAATCGCGGAAACCACTCCTTCTGGGACATTAACCCCCAGCGCGGTATCCGGCACAATCACATTGACGGCCAGCGTGTCTCAATTCACGGACGCCATGGTTGATCAGTACATATCCGACAACACAGATTTTGGTCGGGCTCGGATTATTAGCCGCACCAGTGGCACTGTAGTGCAAGCCGTTACAGAAATTCCCTTTTTCTCAACGGCGGCAATCGCTACCGGCAAATGGACACTTGAACAAGGACACGAAACCGCTTGGTCGAACACGCGCGGATGGCCTCGCACCACCACTTTTCACGAAGGCCGTCTGTGGTTTGGTGGCAGCGCTTCACAGCCGGCCACATTGTGGGGCTCTAAGGTCGGTCAGTTTTTTAACTTCAAAGCGGCTGAAGGTTTAGACGATGACGCTATCGCCGCGACTTTGACGACGGATAGCGTCAACGCGATTACCGCAATGCGGTCTGGTCGAGACTTGCAAATCTTCACCACGGGCGCAGAGTTTTTTGTACCACAAGCAAATTTGGACCCCATCACTCCAGCCAACATTACGATCAAATCCGCCACACGTCGTGGCTCAAAGCTTGGCATCCGGCCCCAGGCCGCAGAAGGCGGTACGCTATTCATCCAGCGCCAGGGTAAAGCGTTGCGCGAAATGTTATTCAGCGATGTTGAGTTAAGTTACGTGGCCAATAACGTGTCACTTCTTAGCTCACACATGCTCGTTGATCCGCAGCGCATGGCTCTTAGGCCGGCGACTGATACGACCGAAGGTGATTTGTTAATGGTTGTAAACGGCCCTGACACTGCTGGATACAGAGCGTCTAGTATCGGGTTCGCGGGGTCGATTACTGCGTATATGTTGAACCGGCCACAGCAGATTGTCGCGCCGGCAAGCTGGACAACAGACGGTGACTTCGTGGACGTCGCTGTAGACCTGGACACTATTTATACAGTGGTAAAACGGACTATCGGGGGCGCGACTAAGTTCTATTTGGAGACATTCGACGACGACCGCACGACTGATGCATCGGTTCAGTATTATGCCAATCCATTAGCGCCAGATCAAGCGGTCCCCAGTAACACGACCGCCGGTGGTTTGGCGCACTTAAATGGCAAGACCGTCAAGGCCATCAGGGACGATCTTGTAGACCCTGATGCGACTGTGTCTAGTGGCAATATTACCTTGGGTGGAGTGCCATCCACATATGCAGAGGTCGGCCTTAATTTTGATATCACGGTCAAGACGCAGCCGTTTGAGCCTCGCATGGCCAGCGGGTCACAACAGAGCCAGAAGCGCCGAATACTCGAGGTAACGCCTCTTTTATTTGCAACGCAAAACATCACGATTAACGGTAAAGAAATCAATCTTTCACAAGGTGCCTTGTCTGGGTCGGGCGCGGTTCCCGCATTCACAGGCCCCCGAAAAACATCAGGCTTTCGCGGTTACGACCGAGAAGCACAAATCACAATTTCTCAAAGCCAGCCACTGTTTATGACAGTGCTGTCGCTTGATTTTAAAGTCAGCGTGGGAGGGTAAAAATGGCAGCAGCACTTCAGATTATGGGCACGGTCATTAGCGCAGTTGCCAAGGTACGTTCATCCCAAGCGGAACAAGTCCAATATGAAATGAAGGCCCGTAATGAAGAAATCAAGGGCCGCACAGATGCGGTAAATTATAAAAACCAAGGCACTGCCGCGCTTAGAAATATGGAACGAGCCATGGCCGCATCAACTGCCCGATCCGCCGCCGGCGGTCTTAACCCCTTTGCCTCCGGCGAAAGTGCAGACTTGATTAACACATATTCCCTAAACATCGGGGTCGGTGATTTTGGAATGGCGCGAACAAACGCAATGTTGGCGCTTGATGCTAGTAAACGAAACGCAAATCAGTTTAGAACCGCCGGCAAATACGCCGTTCAATATGGTATGTTGGCAGCGGCTGCTGACACCTTCACCGGCTTTAGTCAGGCTCTGGATACTGGTGGTGCGCCAACTGATGGGGGCACCTCCTAATGGCTGAACGTAGTATAACAACACGCCGCGCAAATATGAACCTATACACGCCGCAACAGACGGCTGCGCCGGCCCAAGCTATTCAGCGTGGAATGGCCCAGCTTTCCAGCTCTATGGACCGCATGTCTCAGTTCTTCGCACAGCAGGCCAACGTTGAGGCACAGATTGAGGGCGCAGAGTATGGCGCTCAGAACGCCCCAACGGCGGAGCAACTGCGCGACGCATTTCAGAGCGGTGAAGAACTGGAGTTGCCCGGTGGTACTGGCACTGTTTTTGACCGAGCGGCCCGTAAGGCTGCACTGGATATCACGCAAACAGAAGTTGAGTTCGAAGCGCGTAAACGCATCAACGAAATTCTGACTAATGCAGAATTAAACAGTACAAATCCAGCCACCATTCTAGATGATATAGACGCCGTAACACACGGTTTTGCTGCCACTTTTGACGAAACTAGCCCTGGCGTATCTCGCAAGCTTCGTGCCGGTCTAAGCATTTGGGCCAATGGCAAGTACTCCCAATATGAAAATAGCTATATTGCTGAACAGAAAACACGCTCCCAATCCAATTGGATTTCAAACCAATTGGGGATGTTCGAGGGGCTCGCCACTATTATTGAGCAAGGCGTGGAGACGACTAATCCTAAAACCGGCGAAAAGACATATAGGCAATTAACCCCAAGCGATATGACTAATCTGAAGCTGGGCGGAATGCAATCGATGACACGCCAAGGTTTCGCGCCATCAAGTGTGACTGCTTATGGAAATATGTTCGATCGAGAGATTGTTGAAGCGGCCAATAAAGTTTTGGTCAATAGCGTTTTAATGGGCGAAGATCCACAAGAGGCTATTACAGCCATCGGTAAAGGCAAGTTATTTGTTCTTGATATAGCGACACAAAACGCGGTGGCAACACTGCGCGGTCAAAATGTTCCATTTGCTGATATTGCCAAGGAACTGCGCACCCGCCGCATAGATGAGCTTAAATATGTAGAGGAGGAGGAAACGGCCTTAAATTCTGAAGCCGAAGCGAATGAGGAAATTTTCCTCGGCAGAGCTATGGAGGCGGCGAACAGTGGTGACACCGCTGCTTTCGAGGCTGCGGTGGAGCTGATAAAGAGTTCGGACCCAGTAAAGGCCGAAGACATAAGAGCAAAATACGCAGCGGGTGGTAACCGCCGCTTAATTAGTGACCCAGATACCATCAATTATTTAAACTCTCTGCAATCGGACATATCCTTTCCGCAAGTCCTAGACGCAATTCCAAGGTTGAGTTTAGCAGACCAGCGAAAATATTATCAGGACGCTAAAACATACCAAAGTGCAGCCGTCAAAGATGCTCTGACTATTATGAAAGGCGCACTTTCGTTGCCGGCTAATATTGATGCTATAGATGACGCCGACCCTAATTTCGAAAAGGTTCAGATTTTTCGCAGATTGGCTGGCCAACTTGCCAGCGAAGCAACAGTGGCGAAGTCTGCCAATATAGATATTGACGCCAATGAGATAGCCCAGCGACTTCTATCAGGTGTCAGTGAAGATTTAGACGTTGTCGTAAAAAGACTGGTGGTTGACCAAGCAAACTTAATCGTTGATCAGCTTACAGGCACCGGCAATTTTGTTGTGGAGCGTGGCGATTTTGCAACTGCTGTATCCATTATGAGCAAGCTTATTATTGCTAAAAGAAACAATAATAAATCCATCTTAGGGGATATAGCAACACCCCTTGGAGGGCTCATAAAGCAAAAGGCAACACTAATTGAGGCGATGAAATAATGGACTTGATGGAAGCTAGACGTCAATCTCACAAACTTCGCAAATCAGGGCTGCACGATGTTGTTATTCAAGACGGCGGCACCAGGTTTGATGATCCAGCGGATGTGGCTCGAAACGAGATTGATCTGGATGCGGTGTTGGCTCAGAACACGGCCCTATCTCCGAAACGAGAAGCTGCCCCATTTCCAAGCAAAGATAGCCCTGACATGCTTTCCGATCTTAATGCTAGGGCCAATGATAGAGAAGAAGCGGTTGCCACAAATCGTGAACAATTAGGGTCTGTCGGTAGAGCCGTTGCGGGAGGTGTTCAAGATTTTGGTCTTACTACGGTTAGTCTTGCCGAAGATATCTCAGAATTTGTAGACGGAACCACATTGGGAAAAGGTTTAGGGTTTATTATACCTGGTCTGCGCAACTTTAATTATGCGCGGGAGCAAATGCCTGACGGTATGCGAATGGAAGATGCAATCGAACAGGGCCTAGAAAGCATTGGACTTCGCGTCCCAGAGGGCGATGGAACTGTAGAAAGTCTGGCCCGTGGCCTAGTCCAATTCGGTGCCGGCATGGCCGCCGCGCCGGTGAAGGGCGTTGGATATCTAAAAATGATGCTTCGCGGCGGTTTTGCAGATGCAATGTTCGACCCAGAGGACGGCAACATCTCAACGCTTCTGCGCGAGTTAGGATTAGACAACGCAGTTCTTGAGTATATGGACAGCGCAGTTGACGAAGACGCGGACGCAGCCGAGCGGTTAAAAGCGCGGTTAATAAATTCCTTTGAGGGTGGCATTGCAAGCGGTATAATAGATGTCGCGGTAACAGGTTTGCGCATCGCTAAATCAAACAAAGGATTTCGTAACTTAATCCGTGAAAAACTTACCAGCATGGGTGAAAGTGCCGAGGGCAGAATGGCTGCCAGGGATGACAAAAACACACTCAACTCTGGCATGGACCCGACGCTTATTACTGACCCAATCATTGCGGCGGTTGGACGAAAAGCATCAATAGGAAAAGATGAGCGTGGCTTTATATCTGCAAGCGCTCCAAATCCTGAGTCGGCAAAAGAGGCTATTGTAATCGTTCAAGAAATAAAAAATAAATATCCAACATCAGAAGGCTGGACGCCTATAAAAGTGGGTTCAAACGAGAAGTCCCCGTCCTACACAATTGACCGCGACGGCAACATTAAAATCAAATGGCAACAACCCCCATATGAATTTAACAAGCCCACAAATCCTAAAGTAAGCCCCGAAAACCATAAGCGTAAGATGGTTGACACAATGGTCGGAGATGTTAGCGATTTAGTAAAAAGGGCGCAAGATGGAGACCAAGCGGCTGTTAATATTATTGAAGAGGCTAACTGGTATCGTTCAATGCGTACTCGGTTACGTAAAGAATTTGGCGGTTTGGGCGATGTGTTCGCAGACATTCTTGGAGCAACTTCCGCACAAACTAACGTGCAGCGAAACTACACTAATTCGCTTGAGGTATTGCGACGTTTTACCCGTGGGGAATTTGATGGCCAAATAAAGGCATATGAAAAGCATCTAGCGGACGGCGGTAAAAAGGGACCGGCAATTTTTGAGCGAGACAAAGATGCTAGCGACGAATTTAGTTTAATCAGAAACGCAGCGGGTCAAATGTTCGGAGCAAATAGCCCCGCCGCCACAGATGCCCTTATAAATATGTTTAGGCAAATCAAACCTGGCGCGTCCCCTAAAACTATTAACTTCACTGGCAACCTGATTGGATACGGCAGCGACGCAACAATTGACGTGTGGGCTGCACGTTATCTGCGCAAAGCTTCTGGGCGTGGCCGCATACCACCAGCGGCAGAACCTGGTGTGTCAGGCAAGCATCTAACTAAATCAACGATGGAAAGTCCTAGAATTGGTCAAGAGTTTGGCTTCGGTCAGGAAGTTTTCTCAGAGGCTAGCAGCATAATTAACAACACTGGGGTCATTAAGAGCTTCGATCCAGGGTTGGGAGATATGGGGCCGGACGACTTGCAAGCGGTTGTGTGGTTTATGGAAAAGGAACTCTGGTCACAGAATGGATGGACTTCAAAAGTCGGTGAAGGTGGATCATTTGATTATGAAAGCAAGTTTGGAGGGTCGCCTGATAGAGAAAGGGCTGCTGAACTTCGCAGCATTATTAATAAGCAAGACAGTACTCCAGAAGACATTGTGGCGGCTAAGTCTGAGCTTGGAACCCTTGAGGGTGAAGCGCAGAGATATGTTGCTGGCGTTTCTAGGGAACGGCCAGGGCAAGTCCCAACCAATGTTGATCAAGCAGAACTGGCATCCGAATTGACGGCCCCACTGTCCTCAGATGCATCAGTAATTGGTTTCCAAGCAAACAACACGGTCGGTGAATTTGTTGGCGAAACCGAAAGGGCTTTAAATTTTGAAATGGTAACGCAAACTAATTTTGATCCGACAAATGTTAAAAGGGCTTTGATTGAAGCTGGCCGCAAGTATGACCAAGATGCTGTATTCCTATCTAAGGTTGTAGATGGAAACTCTGAAACGGCGCGACCAGGTGTCGAGGTTTATTTCAAAGAACGCCAAGGCGTGGACTACGCTCAACAGGTTACGGCTATTCTGAGAGAACGCGGAATTGATGGGTTCACGTTTGTAACAGATGCGCGCCAATCTGACAGGTTTGATGTTCAAGCTAGCAATGATGAAAGCACTGCCGGCCTGGTTGGGATTCGCTTCCAATACATACCAGAATTTGATGACGCCTTTGATGTTGCAAATTCAGCGCAAATCTTTGCAGATAAGGGTGACCAATTCCGCGATGTAATGAGAGATATTGCAAAAATAGACGGTATAACTTATGCTGATGTTGTCCATTACGAGACAGAAGTGTTTAAAAATACTGATCGGTCTGGAACCGAATGGATAAATGGAGGGACGGGCTATGGCGAATACCTTGGAAGCTCAACTGCAACGAACATTAGCGGCGGGGGCAACTGATGATGATTTTGTTGTCAAACAGTTGCGTCGTCAAATTGCAGCCCAGAAGGGCGGCAAAACTGCCCGTGACCTTTACGTCTCCGGTTCAGTTAAAAAACAACAAGGCGAAATCTCAGCTAACTAATGTTTTCGCCTCTAAGAAGGGGGGCGTATAATGGTTAGAATTGTAAGAGACCTTATTAAGGCCGGCGTCGATAAGAGCGTCAAGAAGATTGATGAGGCTGTAGTTGGTGCCGAGCAACGGTCCTATGGCAGTCAACTACCCGACGACGAAGTTACAAAAGGCCCGTCTGGTGATATTGTCGTTAAGGCAATGGAAAACGAAGACCTGATGGCTCTCAACAAAGCGCTCGAAGAAGGCGGCTTCCAAGGCGGTCTAAACATGGGCCGCATAGGCGAGATTTTCGACAACACAAAAATGTCTGACTTTATTGGCCCAGACCAGCCAGGCGCGTTTAATATTGAGACGGTTTTACAGAACATCAAACAAAACAATGTAGAGCTTTTTCAGCATCTTCGCCGCGAAAAGCAATCCATGGACAGCCTGATGGCCCTTGCTAAACTCACTGGTTCTGACAGCATCATATATAAAATGTTAGGTCGCAAGCCTGGGGAGGTTCTTCCAGCGGAGGACGTGCTGGGTGGTTTGGTCGCCGTTATCAAGTTAGGCAAGGAAATGGAGTTTGGGGCGCGAAAAGCTTTAAACATGTCCGCATTTTTGCCAGAGCAAAAGGCCGCTAAAGACGAAGCTTTTAAGAAGCTCCGCATCATGGCCACCATACAATCGAACCTCGCGGCCCAGGTCTCTGGCAATGTATCAGAGTATGGACGCGGTCTATCCGTTATAAGTAGTGCAAGCAAGATCGAGGGCATGGATCTTAGCACCTATGCGGACAACTTAAACAACTTCATCGCTGAGATGGATGACGTCCCC